GCCACCGCCTGCTCGCAATCATCGAGCGGGGCCACTAAAAACACCGCCTAACACCGCCTAACACGCAAAAAAAAACAAACACAAAAAATGGCAAAGACGATTGAACTACGCCAACAACGCGCGCGCCTGGTAGAACAGATGCGCGATTTCGCAACGCGAGCCGAAGCGGCCACCCTCGCAAAAAACACTACGGTTGCCGCCGAGATGAACGCCTCGTTCGACCTGGCGGAGGCCGATGAGCGCGAACTATCCAAGACCCTCGACCGCGAAACGCGGCTTGAGCAACTGGAAAAAGATCAGGCAGGCCGACACATCCAAGACCTCGAACAGCGAGGCCAAAAGCCCAGCGGTGACCGTGAAAGCGAATACCGCTCCGCATTTCACGCCTGGATGCGCCAGCATGACCTATCCCCGGAGCAGCGATCCGCGCTGGCTGAAATGCGTGGCACCGCTACGCAGGTCGTTGGCACTCCTTCGCTGGGTGGGTACCTGGTGCCGCAGGGGTTCTTGCCCCAACTCGAGGTCGCGATGAAATCCTACAGCGGCATTTTTGCTGCGGCGGATATTTTCCGCACCGAATCGGGCAACCCGCTCCGTATCCCTACCGAAGACGACACCGCGACCTCTGCTGTAGCGGTCGCAGAGGCCGCCGCATTCACCGTGCAAGACCTGACTTTCGGGCAAGTCTCGATGGACGCCTATAAGTACGGCTCCCTGCTGAAGGTCTCGTACGAATCTCTGCAAGATTCAGCCTTCGACATAGACGCCGAGATGACTCGCGCCTTCGGCCCGCGCTTCGGACGCACCATGAACACCACATGCACCACCGGGAGTGGATCGGACGCGCCCAACGGGGTCGTCACTGCCTCCACCGTTGGCAAGGTTGCGGCTTCCGCCACCGCCATTACATTCGCGGAGGTAATGGACTTGTTCCACAGCGTGGATCCGGCCTACCGCTCCGCGCCCGGCACCGGCTTCATGATGCACGACTCCATCCTGGCGGCTATTAAGAAAATCCAACTAGGCTCCGGCGACGTAACGCCGCTCTGGTTGCCAAGCGTCCGCGACAGCGAGCCAGACAAGATCCTGGGGAAACCGTACTTCATTAATCAGGGCATGTCGTCCGCGCTGACGACCGGCCTGAAGGTTATGCTGTTCGGCGACTTCAAGAAATACCGCATCCGCCTGGTGAAAGACCTCACGGTGCAGCGGCTTAACGAACTCTATTCCGCCAACGGACTTGTAGGGTATCTGGCCTGGATGCGCTGGGACGGGGATTGCGTCAATACCGCCGCGATTAAGCACCTTATTACCGCGTAGTGGAATGAGCGCAACGAAAAAAATCCGCCTGCTTACATCCGTGGCGGGCACAGCGTATTCCTACGGGGCGGGTCAGATAGTGGACGCTCCCGCCGAAATCGCCGACGACCTCATACGCGGCGGCCATGCGGTTTTGGAGGGGGTCGCAAAAATTGAAAACGCGTCCTCGAAACAAGCCGGGTCCGCAGAAAAGAGATAGAATGATTGCAGACTTCAAAATTACCGCCCCCAGCACAGTACTGCCCGTCTCTATCGTAGAGGCGAGGCGGCAACTGCGCATGGAGGGCGGTAGTTTCGACGACGCACTGATAGAAGCCCTTATCTGGGCAGCCGTGGGCAGCATCGAGCAGCAGTACGGCCTCGCGATGATAAGTGGAACCGTAGAGCAATACCACGCCGCATTCCCTGGCGGTAGCGACAAGCCCCTGTTTTTCAGGGTGGCCCCCCTGCTGTCGCTGGGAAGCGTCGTGTACACCAACACTGCCGGGCTGCTAATTACGCTCGCCAACAGCGACTACACCACCGGCGGCTACAATGGCTGGCCTTTCCTGTGCCGAAAGTAGGAAAAGACTGGCCCTCCGATGCGGCGGCCCGGCCAAATGCCGTAACAGTTACTTACGCGTCCGGCTTCGGCGTCACGGCGGCAGCCGTCCCCAAGCCGGTGAAGCAGGCGATCCTGCTTATGATGTCCGACATGTACCAGAATCGGGAAGACCGGCCAGACACCCTGCCACGCGCCAGCGAATCCCTGCTGCGTCCTTATTACCGATACGCAGTCTGATGGCGAAAGAAACCTACATCGGGGAGATGGACGAGATGATTTCTATCCTTGCGCCGAGTGCTACATCCGACATCACCGGTGGGCAAAGCGTCACCTGGGCACCGGTGGTACAGAACCTCTGGGCGAAAGTCGAGAATAATGTTCGCAGCGACGAAGCCTTGGAAGCCGACCAGGTCACGGCCATCAGTGTGAAAGTTTTCACCATCTGGTACCGGGCAGATATTAACGAAAAAATGCGGGTATTATGGAGGAGCAAAGAGGCCAACATTATCGCGCTGGACATGCTTGGCCGCCAACAATACACCCGAATCGAGGCGCAAATAAGAGATAACGAAACGTGAACGAGACATGAACGAGACATGAACATTACTGGACCACTTATCGCGCTTATTGCCAACAACGTGACAGCCGCCGCCCTTACCAGCGGTCGGGTCTATCCCGTTGTAGCCCCCCAGGGCGCAGAGGTGCCGCACGTGGTAATGCGGATAATCGAGGTGCAGCCAAGCGTGAATAAGCAGACGACCAGCAGCGTAGACGGCATTGTAGTGCGGCTAAGTACCCTGGCGAAAGACTACCACTTCGTGCAGCGCACAGACGAAGCCATACGCCGGGCAATAGACGGCTATCGGGGAAACGTAACCCTCAGCGGCACCCTGATCGCCATAGACGGGGTGAATTACCTGACGGGAGAAGACTTGTTCGAGGACGCACCGGAATTATTTCGCCGCGACGCCATCTACAAGGTCCGCCTAATCCGCACGGGCGATCCAATTAGCAGCGGCGGCGGTGCAGGTGCCGCCACCGATTTCACCCTGATCGAGGTGCCCGCAGGCGAAAACCTAAGCACGGGGCGCGTGATTATCGTAGACGCGGGCCTTGCTTATTACTTCCAGCCCGGTACGCCTGCACATGCCGGGCGAGCCGTCGGGGTGACCAAGACGTCCGCGCTCGCTGGCGTAAGCGTCACGGTGCAGATAAGCGGGCGGGTGACTGACGCGGGTATCGTCGCGATTGCGGATCAGCCCTGCTTCGTGGGGGCAAACGGACAAATCTTAACCACCTACCCGGCCAGTGGAAACGTGCAGAAGTGCGGTGTTGGCACCGCCGCCAACACGATGCAGATAGATTTTGCGATACAAATAGTCGCAATATGATCACAATATAAGCACAATAAATTTTAAAAAAAAAAATGGCTACAAAAAAGTATCTAATCGTCGGCGGCTCCACCGGCGTTACCCAAGAGAGCACCGTGGACACCAGCGCAGGAGCGGGTGATAGCGGCAAGATAGCGTCGCTGGACACGGCCGGCAGATTCAGCAGCACCATGATGCCGACTGGATTCGGCTCGGACACGCGCACCGTGACGGCAGGAGAGACCATCGCCGCTGGCGATCTGATCTACATTTCTGCTGCCGGAACCGCGTTCAAGGCCGACGCCGACGCCGCTGGCAAGGCGGCGCAGGGCGGCGTGTTGTCTGGCATCTCGTCAGGGGGCACCGGTGCCGCCTACTTCGGATCCTTTTTCATTACCGGGCTCTCCGGCCTTACCATGGAGGTGCCGTACTACCTTTCTTCTACGGCGGGAGGGATAACGAGCACCGCCCCAACCGGCACGGGTAAAATTCAACAGCAGGTCGGCTACGCCGTTTCTGCAACGGAATTGTACTTCGAGCCTCAGCCTCCAATCCTTCTGGCCTAATGGCGATCAAGGGGCCGTTGGTGATTGGGACCTCCACTCCGGTCGAGGTCTTGCAGGCGGGCGACACGCTCGGCGCCGCCATCCACACGTCCGCCCCAAACGTTGTTTTGGGCCGGACGACTTCAGGGGCGGGTGGACACGAGGAGGTGCCGTTCTCCACGCTGTCCCTCGCAACGATTAATGCCCAGACGGGCACCACTTACACGCTGGTCCTTGCGGACGCGGCCAAAATGGTCACCCTGAGCAATGCCGCAGCGATCACCACGACCGTTCCACCGAACAGTAGTGTGGCCTTCCCGGTGGGCACGTCCATAGACCTGGCACAGATTGGAGCGGGGCAGGTGACGGTCGCACAGGGTTCGGGGGTCACGGTGAACGCCACGCCTGGTCTGAAATTTCGGGCGCAATACGCAGGTGCCACGATCGTAAAAACGGGAACGGACGCTTGGTTGCTTTTCGGCGACCTGGCAGCCTAAAAATTAAATTATGAGGGGTAAAATAGGGTTCTTTTCGGGGTTACTGGCAGCAACAGCAACGGCCTCTATCGCGGTGTCGCACGATAGTTCTCCGTTCGTATCGGCGTACCCTTGGAGCGGATCGGGATTCGGGACGAGATTCAGCAACCCCGCGACACTGCCAACGGGCAATGGGAATGCCGTAGCGTTCGCGCCGGCGGGGGATGCCATTGCGGTGGCGCACCTTACTTCTCCGTTCGTATCGGTGTACCCTTGGAGCGGATCGGGATTCGGGACGAAATTCAGCGACCCCGCGACACTACCAACGAACCCAGGGAATGCCGTAGCGTTCACGCCGGCGGGGGATGCCATTGCGGTGGCGCACGGCACTTCTCCGTTCGTATCGGTGTACCCTTGGAGCGGATCGGGATTCGGGACGAAATTCAGCAACCCCGCGA